CCGGATGTTCAGGGTGTATGGGACGAAGACAAACCAGCTCACCTGGGCGGACCCTGGGATGAGACTCGACTACCTCATGAAGAGGTGGCCGGTGAGGAGGAGACAAGGATCCGAAAGCATAGCAGCGCTAGTTAACCACTGGCGCTGGCTCCAGGCCCAGGGCCCAAGTTACAAGCGTCAAGCGGCAAGCTGCAAGCTTCAAGCTGCAAGCTTGACAAGATTAAATTATAAAGTTATAGTATCCTATAAACTAAAGGAGAAAGAACTATGTTAGTAAAAGAAGCAAAGTTAATTACAGACTCATTGACTGGCACGTCTAAAATGCCAGGGAAGAGTTACTCTCTTCCAGCGTGGGAATGCCAAACAGGCGCGAAGCTCAGGAAGGTTAAGACATCACCATGTTATGGTTGTTATGCATTGAAGGGAAACTATACACGTTATCCAGCTATCAAAGCAGCGCAATACAGGAGACTTGACTCACTGACTAACCCGTTATGGGTTGACGCTATGGTTGCACAGGTCAAGCGGATGAAGGTCTTCAGATGGCACGACGCTGGAGATGTACAGTCACACGAACACATGGCGAAAATTTTAGAAGTGGCAAGGTTAACGCCTGACACTAAGCACTGGATGCCAACACAAGAACGGCCTTATCTTCCAGACCCTGCAGCGGTCCCGGACAACATGATCATCAGGTTATCAGGTGCCAAGGTAGACGGCGCAGCGCCAGGAGCCTGGGCCCATACTTCAACGGTTGTGACCGATGGATCCGAGACCTGCCCATCAGGAAGCCAGGGCGGAAAATGTTTAGATTGCCGCGCTTGCTGGAATAAAGAGATTCCAAACATTAGTTATGGTAAACACTAACATGGATTTTTTTAAGAACGGCACCGGCTGGTGCATAAGACATAGAGATCCAAAGACCAAGGTCCAAGCTCCAATAAGAAAGTCACAAGCCCCCATATTTAGAAAGCAAGCTGCAAGCCTCAAGCTCCAAGCTTCAAGCCCCAAGCTTACTGAGGTACAAGCGACAAGCTTCAAGCCCTGAGCTACAAGCTTCAAGCTCCAAGCCACAAGCTTCAAGCTCCATGATTCTTGAACCACGGAACATTTGAAAACGATTAGAGCATCTCGGACCGAGGGCCTCTGCTATGATAAAAGTATTGTGCGGATGCTTAATATGAAACGCTAATTGGTGTGGAGAAAACTTTAGTTTTTTACCCTTAGTTACTTTTAATTCAATAGTGAAAAAGTGGCCATTACTATTACTAGCCAATACATCAGGAGTACCAAGATTACTAAGGTTTTCCAACCTTGTAAGAGAAAAATCAGTCCAAGATTTACGTAATTTTTGATAGAGTTTAGACTCTGGTCCCACCTACTTTTTAGGGGTAACACTGTCAGTCATTTTTGGCTTTAATGATGCTAACATAGCTATAATTTGTGCAACTTCTCCATACGGTTTTGACCATAAATACTGCAACAATTGTTTTCTTTGTTCTTCAGTTATTTCCATAATACTCCCTTCTATAAAATTAGTTTTGGTTTTTGTGTGGCAGTTTTAAGAACTAATCTTACACCTTCTTTAGCTGCTATGATGTTATTTTCTTGTGCTTCTATTCTTATAACTTCTTCAAGTCTACCATTATTCATATCAATATAGACTCTAGCAAATCCAAGAGCATTGCCTTTACCAACAACTTTGTTTTGTCCTTTTGCAAGTTTGTCTGTGAACTGACCTAATATCTGCTGTAAATCTTTAACTAACATTATAATAATCTGATCGTTCTTTTTTTAATTCTTTTATTTCTTTTGTTAATTCAACATTCTTTTGTAATTCTTGGCTAATCATTAATCTATGTTTATCATTGACCATCATAAGGTCTCTTACGCTTGTACGTAGTTTTTCAATAGTAAGTTCAAGATCATTATGACCTCTGTCTTCTTTTGCTTTTTTAAAATTTATTACTGTTTTGTCTTCATCTTTCATATTGACAATATAGGATAGTTACCTTAAAATGTCAAGATGGGTGTCCCAAAAAGATTAACAGAAATGCAAAAAAGATTTGCTGAATATATCGTATTCAATGAAGGCAGAACTACGGCAAGAGAAGCTGCAATAGAAGCAGGCTATAGTGAGAAAAGAGCCAGTGTTGAAGCCTCAGAATTACAAAATCCTAGACTATCTCCGTTAGTGGTACAATACATTGGATCATTACGAGAAGAAAAACTTAAAAAATATGCTGTCACTTATGACAAACATGTAGCTGAACTTGGTAAGATTAGAGAAGAGGCTTTGAAGAAGGGTGCTTTTTCTGCTGCGACCAACGCTGAAAAGAACCGAGGCATGGCTGCAGGATTATATATAGACCGGAAAATAATAAAAACAGGTAAGCTAGAAGAAATGTCAGAGGCAGAACTAGAATTAAAAATGAAACAAATACTAGAAGATTACGCGCCGATTCTAAATGCGAAGGTTGTTGATGCATTACCAGAAGAAGTTAGTGAAGTTTCGTCATCTTCAGAACACAAGAAGTCGGGAAAACAGAACGTTCACTAAAAGTAATAGTCCCATCATCATCAATATCATAACCTGCAAATATTTTAACAGTGTGTTTATCTTTACTAAATAAATAACCTTCACTTACTGGTGTCGCTAGTTTCATATTAATAAATTCTTTCTCTGAACCCCAGCCACCTTCCGTAATTATATCACACCAATCAATCTTGTATCTTGAGTACGGAAACTTCACCTGTTCTTTTATTAATTTTGGTTTTGAATACGTATTTAGATTCCTGGATTTGTTTTTTCTTTTCGGCATAATATTTTGAGTTGTGTTTCTTATTGAACATATCCCAAAAGTCTGTTTCTGTCATCATACTAAATACAGTTCCAATCATATTTTTGCCTTAATTCGATTGTCGACACCTAACAGGGTATTTATATTTTTTTTTATTACATTTGCGCTAAAATCTAAAAGGGTGTCGGCATTAGTAAATAAGTGATACCTATCTCTTATAAGTAGCTTATACCAAAGGTTATTTAACCATAATTTGTCGACAGGGGGGGTGTCGGCAGGGTGTCGGCAGGGTGTCGAAGGTGTCGACAATTGGCCTAATTTTGTACACTTATGACGCAGATAACTTAGAATTGTTCTAAACAACCATGAAATGTCGACACCTAAACCCGGTTTGCGACACCCCTTCGACACCCTTGCGACACCCCCGGTGTCGACAATTTGTGCCTTAATCTTGCCTTGATTTGAACACAATTGATGTATTTTTGCCACATGTTGCATTATTATCACTTAACAAAATCTTCTGGTTTCATTGGTTTTGTACGTTCTTTTTCATCATGTTGTAACTCATTAAACATATCTAATCTTTTAAGAAACTCATGTTTCCATTTTCTTAATTGCAATCCGTCAGTTTTAAACTCTTGGTAATATAAGTCAGGCGTGCATACCATGATAACTCCTTGTTTAATTTTGGAACCGTAGACATGATCGTGGGCCATGGCGTATGCTGCAATTTGCATGTAATAATCTTCAATCCATTCTTCCCTCTTCGGACGGTTACTTTGTTTGAAGTCAACAACAGTCTCCATGCCATTATGTGAACAGATAAGGTCTGTAGCACCTGCGTATAGATCCGGATAATGTAACGTAACTTCCGAACCGTAATACTCATCCACTGCCGATAAACCCATCTCAATAATTTTGTCGGCCATGGGACGCGCCTCTTGTCCGATGCTTGTAAGATCAACACAGCCAGTTCCGAGAACATGATGTTCGAGAAATTTATGCATACAGGTCCCCCTGGAACTTGAATGATTCTTAATTCGTTCTGCTTCTTGTTCACCTACTTTAGCCTTCCATTTTTTTATAAAATCTTGATTTTTGGTGGCTCCTAATATCGTAGTTACTGAAGGAAGTCTATAATTACTTATCTCGTAAACACGTTTTCCTGTTCCGGGGTCCGTGATCTGTTTTCCTTGTATATAGTTGTATCTATTAGATTTTTTAGGTCCCTTAGGCGTGTTAGTTTTTTCTAGTTTATCTATTAACTTTTGGTAGACCATAGCGTCTTTATCATCCATCATTAGTCACTACCTTTAATAACTTCTCTTGAAGCATTTCCTTTTGTTTACGTAACATATCTAACTCCTCAGATAACCGTTGAATAGATCTACTCTGTAACAAACTATTCTCTCGCCACTGTCTACGTTCTTGCTTTATTAGGTCATTATCCATTTTTTACCCTTTCTTTCTTATTAGCTTTAGATTGTTTTAATGATTCATCTAATTCTTTAATCTCTTTTTGACCAAAGATTCTATTATAATTATCATCATAAGCCTTGTTAGAAGGCCTTGATTTACCATCCCAATTACTTGCCTTTACGTTTTTTGTAGCCATAACCCTCCTTTTTATTAGACCATAACTTTTGCCATGACCATGCAGTCAAGTACGTTGAGTAATGATTTATTCGCTCTAGTATTTTATATATTATTCTATCAAACATCTCTTAGTTCCCTCTCCATTGCTAGATCTACTACATTATCATCCAAACTTTGTAAATTTGGTTCATAGTGATCTATTACTTGTTCAATCTTATGTAATTTAACAATAGCATAGGGCCATAGTTTCTTACACACTGCCAAACAATCTCTAAACGAACAACGCCAACGCCATTGTGGTTTCATACCCTTAGGAACCTTCTTAGGTCTAACGCTGCCTACCATTAACGTCTCGTGGACAAGTTCTATAACATTTTTATCAGTCATAGATATCTCCATAACAATACGCCAACAATCATAGGTACCTGTTTTTTTCTTTTCCTTATATTTTTTGTAAGTCAAAGATCCTTCGCCATCAAACAATCCTGCAATGTATGCAGTGTCTAAATGGTAATTATCGTTCATTCAGGTTCTCCGTTTATTGCTTTCTCAATTTGTTCTTCTTCATATTTATCTTCATCAGCTTCTATTTGACGTTCTTCTTCTCGTGATTCCCATTCTAATTCAGGATCTTCTGATTTTTCTATAGAATCAGCTTCTGCTTTTTCTTCTCTTTTTTCTTCTTCATCCCACATTTGTTCTAATGCTTCTTCAGACATTTCATCATAATCTATCATTTTTTATCTTTCATTAGTTGTTTTAGTATTGTCGTATAAGGGTTAGGTGTCAAATCTCTAGTGCAACTTGCCAACATCATCTGCCACAGTATCAGCATCAATATAAGACTCAATAATTTCGGACTCATCCACATAAATTTCTCCTTCCGAATTACAGGTATCACACTGCAATATTATATGTTCTCTGCTTTTTTTGTCTTCGTTTAACTTTCCATTCTCTTGTATTTGGAATTGTTTATAACCATTTCCATTACACTCAGAACAAATTCCTTTATGCTTACGCGTTTTTGAGTTTGCCATTGTATGTTTTCGCTTTCTCGTTTGCAATTGATTCAATAGTTTTACTTATAGATAGTTTAGCATCAGGTAATAGTACCTTAGATAGTGCTATCAATTTCTTGTATGTGTCATGTGTTAATGATACATTTCTATACTTTGTTATGTCAGTCATTTTTCCTCTTTCATTTGTTTATAATGACTATATAGGATTATAATAGGATTTGTCAATGATTAAAATATTTTTATTTATGTATATTTGTAGCACCGTTCCAGGAAATGAATGCAAACAAATGCCTGCAAAAATTAATGGTTTTGATGATGTGTACGATTGCACCGTCTATGGCTATCAGTATTCTAGTGATTTGATTAAAGAACTTGATAGAGAATTTGTAAACAAACATGGTGCTTACACTAAATTTATGTGTGTCCCGCAACCCACTATCTAATTACAAACACACCCAAAAAATACACTACCATCTTCTAAAAAATGTTTGTTTATATTATTATCATAGACAGCTAACTTTGTTCTTATAATTTCACAAAGATCTAAACAGTTTTTAAAAATCTCACCATCAGTCATTTCTTTAGTAACAGTAACTAAATGATACAAACCATCTTGTAGTATAATTAAATCCATTAGCCAAAAATACTTATAATATGATTTGGTTTTTTCTTTTTATAATACACAGATTTTTCTCCGTGACTTGTGCCTTGTGATATTATTTTAGATATACTAGGTGCTTTTAATTCTACTTCAACACCATATCTTTTCCAGGCTTTCTTCATTAGATTTAATTCTAATACAAATGTAGACCACTGACTTTGTGATGCACCTTCAACTTTTAATGTTATTGTTTTCATTATATATTCTCCAAGTTAATTGTAAAGCTATGGCTGATTGCATGTTTTGTTAATAGATTATGCATAAACTTTTCTTTAGTGTCTACATCTATCTTTGGCCATTTACGATCTCCAGACCATGACATACCTTCATATAAACCAGAGTCAATTAAAGCAGACCTATACTTGCTCCATTGTTTCCAAGTTCTATCAATGTATGCTTTACGTTTAGGTGTAAGTCTACCTGGTTTTTTGTGATAGGCTTGAGCAATAAATATATCCCAAGCTTTGTCAGTACAGTCTAGTTTATGAGTCATTATTTATTCGCTTTCAAATAGCCTTTTAAACTTTTAACCATTTGCACAGCCATTCCTGCAGTATGATTACCGGGCATTGTTTGTAAGATTTTATCTTTTTCAATGTCCATCATTAATTTATCAAATCGTTTTTGATATTTAGTTATTGTTTTTTGCATTATATCCTTCTTTCTGTTAGTTGTTATTTCTTTCATGTCCTATATATAGGATACTAAATGATATTTGTCAACCTCTACCTTGGCCTTGATATTTTTTATTTCTATTTTGTAATTTCTCTGCTTTATTTAAAGATTTTTTATGTTTTCC